CCCTGGCGCACGTGCATGCAGCTCATCGACGTGGACCGGTTGTCGAATCCCGGCAACATGACGCCCACCATGTGCCTGCGCGGCGGCATCGAGATGGACGATTACGGCAGGCCGAAGGCGTACCACATTCGCAAGATGTCCACATGGCCCGCCATGTTTTTCCCGGCCATCGGCGGGATCGCGGGCGAATGGGAATGCGTCCCGGCGGAAACCTCGTGGGGCCGCAAGCGCGTGCTGCACATATATACGCCGGATCGCGTCGATCAGACGCGCGGCAAGCCGTTCCTGACGCCGGTCATCGAGCAATTCAGGATGCTCGACAGCTATCAGCGCGCGGAGTTGCAAAGCGCCATCGTGAACGCGCTGGTGGCGGGCATCATCGAGACGCCGGTCGATCCCGGCACGCTCGCGGAAATGATGGGGGGCGACGCCAACGAGTATCTGCAATCGAAGAATCAGTATCGCGTGCAGCTCGAAGGTGGCGCGTTTATCCCGCTCTACCCCGGCGACAAGATGGTGCCGTTCGCGCCTGACCGGCCCGCGCCGCAGTTCGCGGCCTTCAGCGAGTTCGTCCTGCGCCAGATCGGCGTAGTGCTCGGCCTGCCCTACGAGTTGGTGATGAAGGATTTTTCGAAAACGAACTACAGCTCGGCCAGGGCGGCGCTGCTCGAAGCGTGGCGGAACTTCAACGCGCGACGCGACTGGCTCGCGACCTACTGGGCGCAGCCGGTGTACGAGTTGTGGTTCGAGGACGCGGTGAACGCGGGCCTGATCGAAGCGCCGGATTTCTACAACCTGCGGCCCTTCTATGTGCGCGCGAAATGGATTGGTCCCGGTCGCGGGTGGATCGATCCCGTCAAGGAAGCCGAAGCCGCGCAGATGCGCATCGCGGGCGGCATCTCCACGCTCGAAATCGAATGCGCCGAGCAGGGCCTCGACTGGGCCGAGGTGATCGACCAGCGCCAGATCGAAAAGCAGCGGCTCCAGGAAGCTGGCCTGTGGGTCGAGCCGCCGCCGCCGAAACCGATGGGATATCCGGCTGCACCTGAAGAAGCGCCGGTAAGGGAGCCAGTCTGATGGAACCTGAAATCGGCTATTTCCGCATCATGCAAGCCATCGACGCGCGGCCATGGGCCATCACGTCCGAGGCGCTCGAATCGATCATCCGCATCGTGCAATCGCCGCCGGTCGATCTCGACGCGGTCGCGGCGAAGCTCGGCAGGCCGCTCGAAAACGGCGGCAACAAAGTCGAGGACCGCAACGGCGTGGCCGTGATGCGCGTCGAGGGTCCGCTGTTCCGCTATGCGAACGTCCTGACGCGCGTTTCCGGCGCGACCTCTATCGAGCAGCTCTCGCTCGACTTCCAGGCGGCGCTCGACGATCCCTCGATCCGGCAAGTAGTGCTCGCGATCAATTCCCCCGGCGGGCAAGTGGACGGCGTGCAGGAGCTGGCCGACATGATCCGCGAGGGCGGGCAGGAAAAGCCGGTCACCGCGTACATCGACGGCCTGGGCGCAAGCGGCGCGTACTGGCTGGCGGCGGCGGCGAACCGCATCGTAGCGAGCGAAGGTTCCCAGGCCGGTTCCATCGGGGTGGTGGCCAGCCTGACCGACAACCGCGCCGCGCAGGAACGCCAGGGCGTGAAGACGATTGAGATCGTCTCCAGCCAATCGCCGCTGAAGCGCAGCGATCCGGCGACCGACGAAGGCCGCGCGCAGCTCCAGGCCATGGTGGACGAGATGGCCACGCTGTTCATCGAGCGCGTGGCGCGCTTTCGCGGCGTGAGCGTGGAGAAGGTGCAGCAGGATTTCGGTCGCGGCGGTTTGCTGATGACGCGCGCGGCCATCGGCGCGGGCATGGTGGATCAGATGGAAGGCTTTGAGAGCCTGCTCAAGGGCATGGACGCTGGCCCGCTGCGCGCCAGGGCGGTATATGTTGCCGCGCCCGATGCGCCCACGGTCACCGCAGCCGCCCCGGCTTCCACGCCGTTCGACGAGGGCGAGCTGGAGGACGACACCGATGAGACCGACCTCCAGGACGGCAACGACTGCACCTGTCCCGAGGGCGAGGAATGCGAGTGCGACGACAAGGAACAAGCAGCCAGCACTGAGGACGACGATCTGGAAGATGACGAAGACGAAGACGACAAGGAGGCGAGTGTGAAAGTTTCGGAAGAACGGCAGCGCATCGCTGCGATCTTAACGTGCGAGGAAGCGCGGGGCCGTGAGGAACTCGCTCGCGCCCTCGCGCTCGACACGCAACATACCTACACGCTGGAGCAGGCGCAGGCCGTCCTGAAGGCCGCTCCGAAGGAGGAGCCGAAGCCGCCGGTCAACCCGCTCGAACAGCACATGGCCCAGCTCCCCAATCCCACGGTCGGCACCGAGCCGGGGCTAACGGAAACCGATGATTCGCCCGCCGCCGAGGTCAAGCGCATCCTGGCGTTTGTGCCGAAGGACCGGCTCGCGCGGAGCGCGTAAGCCGCGCAGAAAGAGGAAACAAGCAATGACGCCAGCCAATCCCGCAGTAATTTCGAGGGCTTCGTTCGTAACGGACACCTTCACCTACGATCCGCTCTGGGCGAGCGACACCATTTCGCAGAGCGTGACCATCGCGCCTTCGCTCGGCGTGCTGAAGCGCGGCACGGTGCTGATGACGACCGGCGCGCTCGGAACGCCGCCCGTGATGCCGCTCACGACCGTTGTGACCGGCGGCAATGCCTTCGGCATCCTGGCGCAGGATACCGATACCGGCACCGGCTCGGCGGTGCCCGCCATCGTTTACACGCAGGGCAAATTCCTGGACACGTCGCTGGTGTTTTCCGCCAACGGCGCAAAGGCCGATGTCGCGGCGCTCTGGCAGCGCGGCATCTACGTGCTCACCGTCCTGCAACGCAGCGGCATCCTGGTGCCCATGACCGGCCTGCCCGCGACCGGAGGGCCGATGCCGCAGTCGCTTAAGCCCGAGGAAGCCGCGAAGCTCACCAAGGATGAGGTCGAGGCCATCACGAACGCGATGCGGGCCTATAAACCGGGCGACCAATCGGTGCCCATCGCGCAGCGCAAGCCCGGTGAAGCAGCGCCCGATCCGCCGTGGGCGACCGCCGCGCAGGAAGCTCCGAAGGAAACGACCGTACAGACGCCGCCGCCGCCAAAACATAGCAAGTAGCCGCAGCAGGCGCGGGCCGTTGTCTCTGGTACAGGCAGCGGCTCGCAGGACCATAACCGACCCAGTGACTGGAGAGCGACATGGCCGATGTATTTTCGACAGACGTACTGACTGCCGTCCTGCAGTCGCTGCTCGGCAATCCCCAATTCTTGCTGGATCGGTTTTTTCCCATCACGCAGAGCGAGGCGAGCGAGCAGATCCATTTCGACGTGATTCAAGGCAAAAGGCGCATCGCGCCGTTCGTTAGCCCGCTGGTCGAGGGCCAGATCGTGGCGACGCAGGGCTACGTGACGAACACGTTCACCCCGGCGTACATCAAAGACAAGCGCGTCTTCGACATGAACCGTCCGCTGAAGCGCGCGGCAGGCGAGCAGATCGGCGGCACGATGTCACCGCAGGACCGGCTGCGGGCGCTGATCGCGTTCGATATGCAAGACCAGCTCAACATGCTGCGACGCCGCCTGGAGGTTATGTGCGGCGAAGTGCTCTGCACCGGCCAATCCACCATCAGCGGCGACAAGTATCCGACCACGGTCGTCAACTTTGGCCGCAAGGCCACGCACTTAATCGACATCAGCTCGACCGGCACCAACAATCCATGGACCGTCACCGGGCCAGGACCAATGAACAACCTGCAGGACTGGGCGCAGCTCGTCCTCGAAGACACCGGAACCTATCCGCAGGACGTGGTGATGACGTCTGATGTCTGGAAGATTTTCCGCGCCAACGACAACGTGCAAAATCGCCTGAACATCTATCGCACCATCGGCGCGCTCCCCACGATGGAGATGGCCGCGCAGGTAACCGAGGGTGGCCAGTTCATGGGCACGGTGGATAACTTCAACATTTTCGTCTACGCCGGTTGGTACGTCGATCCGGCGAGCGGCACCGAGGTCTCCATTCTTCCGGCAGGCACGGTGATCATGTCATCGCCCAGGCTCGAAGGTGTGCAGGCCTTCGGCGCGATCCGCGACGAGGAGATCGGGTTGCAGCCGGTGCCCTATTACGTCAAATCGTGGGTCCAGTACGATCCCAGCGCGCGCTTCATCATGTTGCAGTCCGCGCCGATCATGGTCCCGTTCCGGCCTGACGCCAGTTTGAAGGCGAAGGTCATCTAGCTCGCCGTACCAGGGTGGGAGCGCAGCCGGTCGCCAGCGAGATCACTGGGGCCGGTGACCGGCGGCGCAGTCGAGGAAAGATGAGCTATCCGTTCGCAGACACGCACGTTCCGGCGCTCTGGAGCGCGCTGCTCAACGAGTTCGGCGGCACCGTGACTTATCTTCCCGGCGGCGACCCGGCGCAGGCCGTTGACCTCGAAACGGTGCTCAAGGACGGCGTCGATCCCGAGGATGTTTTCCCTGGCAGGTATTCGTACATCGACGTGCCCGATTCGGCGCTGCCGCAGCCGCCCGTGGAAGGCGACATGGTGGAGACGCCGGATGGCCGCACGTTCCTGGTGGAGCGCGTGGACGCGATTGCCTACGGCTTCGCGCGCTGCGTGCTGAAGGATTCGGACCCGGTGCTCTGATGCCATCAATGCCAAAATTTCGCGTCAGGTTTCGCGGGGGCCGCGTGCGGGGGCCAAATCTCGCGGACCCGCAGCTCAAGCGTGTGGGCACGGTGATGGTGGCCGCGCAGAAGGACCGCTGGGCGCACGCCATCGACGCCGATGGCAATCAGGCCAAGAAGCTCTCGGTGCGCTACGCGATCATCAAGCAAAAATTCACGCACAGACGGCCTGTCCGCGACAACAAAATGACCGGCTTGCTGGTGAGCAATTTCCAGCTCCGCAAAGCCGCCGATAACGTGATCCGCGCCGAGCCGACCACCCAGATGGCCAGGGCGCACGCGCTCGGCTCTCAGGGCTACGTGGAAATGATCGGCTTCGCGGTGAGCGACGCGAATACTGTCTTCACCGGCATCAACGCGGAGTACGGCGAATACGCGAAGACGGCCTGGATTCCGCTGGGAAACACGCAGGGTGCGCCATGGGGCGGCTAGATGATCGATCTCGCCCAACTCGTGCAGGCTATCGCCTCGACGCTCGAAGCGATCCCCGAGCTGATGGCGCAGCTCGCGCCGACCAATCCCGTGGACGCCTACATCGACCTGACGCCAACGAGGCAGTCGGTCGCGAAGGCCATATATCAGGCGCAGCGCGGCTCGCTGCTCGTGGTCTGGTTCGAGACGCGGTTCCTCGAAGAGGAGATGACGCGCTTCAACCACGTGGTCGAGATCTACGGGCGCGCGCTGCAGGGCAAGTCCGCGATGGATCTGGCAACCGCGATCATGAACGGCATTCCGCAACCGGGAAACCTGTTTTGGCGGTTCTGCCCGGTGATGGACGGCGTGCTGCCGACCAATGTGACGCTGATCGAGCGCGTCACCGATTCCGAGGGAGTCGATTACCTCAAGATCACAACCGAGACCTTAGAAACAGGAGACTACAATGTCAACGCAGCCAGTAGCGCCGCCGCAGCAAGTGCCGCCCCCGGCGAAGAGCGGTAAGAACGGCAAGGGCATCAACCCGCTCGCGGGCACTAGCTGCCCAGCGAACATTCAGGAGACGCGCATCGCCTTCGGCTTCAAGCCGCAGGCCGACATCTCGACCGAGAATCTGGTCGCGGAAATCTGGTCGCTCACCAAAACCAACCCGGCGCTCTCGGTGCTCACGCCCACCAATGAAACCGATGCCGCCGACATCGGCAAGGGCGACGAATTCCCCACGCAAATCTTCCCCTCGAACATGGACTCCTCAGTCGCCATCGAGAAATACGTGTCGAGCGAATTCATGGCGTGGCTGTTCTGCTTCACCACCGGCAAGGCCACCAAGACGGCGGCTGGCACGGGCTGGACGTATGCAGCGGTGCCGGGTGATCCGGTGGTGAACTGCATCAACCTGCCGCTGTTCACTTATGTCGAGCAGATCCGCGCGGAGCCGGATTCGGTGGTGGACCGCGCGCTGATTTCGCTCGTGGTGGGCGACTGGCAGCTCACCATGTCGAGCGGGCCGGGGCGCGCGAACTGCCGCGTCACCGTCACGTGCCCCGGCGCGGGCCGGTACAATTCGCCATCCGGCCTCACCATCCCGGCGGTGACGACCGAGCACTTCCTGAACGCGGCGGGCGCGGCCATCAATATCATGGGCACCGACTACGTCGCGGGCGGCAGCTTCGTATCCCTCGACTTCCGGTGGACGAACAACGTGCGCCTGGATTCCGGCTTTTACCCCGGTTCCGGCACACAGAACAACTACGCGGTGCGTGGGCGCATGGAGTACGGCGTTCGGCAATTCACGCTTTCTTTCGTCGCCCGAGCCGCGAAGGGCAGTCCCGAGCTGGCCAAGCTGCTCGATCCCACGGCGACCGGCGAAGGCCCGGTGACGTTCAGCGTCAAGGGCGCGCAGATCGACGCGAGCGACTTCCACCAGTTCCAGATCTCGATCCCGCGCGCGCGGTTCTCTTCGGTGGTGAACGCCGAGGACGCGGGCATCGTGACCGTGCAGTGCGAAGTGTCGGCCCTCAAGCCGACTGATGGCGTGACGCCCATCATCACCCTGAGCGCCACCACCGTCCAGGACGGCATCCTGGGCCTCTAGGAGTTTATGTTCGATACACACGCGGATTACGGCTTCAATCCCTTTCGCACGTCGAAGGGGATCGTAACGGTCAAGATGCATTGGCCGACCGACGAGCAATGGGTGGCGCAATATAAGCGCCGCAAGGTTTTCCAGAAGCAGCTCGGTCGCGGCGCGCAGGAGATCGAGGTCGATACGAGCGATGCGGACCTCGCGCTGTACGAGGAGATCCGGTTTGAGGAATCGCCCGATCTGACCAGCGCCGAGGCGACGAACGCCATCGATTTGCTGCGCAAATGCACGGTGACCGACGTGCGCCTGGGCGACGTCGAGGCGGAAGTGGATCTGGTGATTCCGACCGGCGCGGTGACGCACACGCTGCGGATACCATCGGCGGCGGAAGTGCGCGACCTCAACAAAACCACGCGCCTGATCCAGCTCCAGTACGGTCGCCAGGAAATCCGCGCGAACCTCGATGCGGCTGCGCGCCTGTGGGACGGCTGCAACGGCAAGGGCGGCACCGGCTATGCGAACGGCGTGCCCAACATTCACAAGGACGCCGCCGTGCGCGCGGTCATCGACGCCATTGACCGGGAGTTGACATCGAAGTATGACGCAAATTTTTAGCGGGCGGCTGGCCGGAAGGCCCGTCGCAGCGGTTCATCTGGCACCGGATGCTGCGGCGCGAGGAACTCTGCCCAGGACCGGCGGAATGCCCGTACTCGTACATGGAGCATCCCGAGGCGGTCGAGCCGCAGCCGTGCGCGGAGTGCCCAGCGCAGCGCCTCGACGAATATCTGGCATCCGCCGAGGGCCGTTTGATCCAGCAAGTGATTGCGCTCGACTTCGCGCTGCGGGCGGGAATCACGGTGACGCTGCAGGAAATCAGCTATTCGGAGTTCCTGTCCCTGCAGTGTCTGGTTGAAGAGCGGCAGCGGTACGAACGGGAAATGATCGAGGCATCGAGCAAGCGTGGCGTCGAACCGCATCTACATACAAATCGACCTTAACGCGCAGTCCGCGCAGCAGACCGTCAATACGTTCAATCAGACCCTGGCCAGCATGGGGCCAACCGTGCAGAAGAGCGCCCAGCAGGCGCAGCAGGGCTTCACTACGGTCGGCGTCACCATCGAGCAGGCCACGCGCAAGCTGACCGGCTTCGTTACCACGCTGGCCGGGATCGGCCTCACTGCGGCCATCCAGCAATGGTTCCAGCTCGGCTCGACCGTGATGCGCGCAGAGACCGCGTTCACCGACATGTTCCAGAGCGCCGCCCAGGCGAAGCAATTCACGAGCGACATCCAGGATCTCGCCGCGAGGACTGGCGCGAACATGGACGAGCTGATACGGGATACGCAGAAGCTTTCCGCCATCGGGCTCCAGCCGCGCCAGATCGAGCAGTTTTTCCAGGGCATCGCGGACGCATCCGCACGTTCGGGCGCAGACGTTACCGAGGCCTTCACGAAGGCCTCGACCGCGATCACCACCATGCTGGGCCGCGACTCGGTGACCAAGCGCGAGGTGGCCAAAACATTTTCAGAGATGGGCGTCTCGGTAATGAAGGCGCTGGAGGAAGTGACCGGCGAGACCGCGCAGCAATTGTCGAAGGACATGAAGCTGCTCGATCCGAAGGAAACGCTTCTGCTGATCATCCAGGTGCTGGGGCGCTACAAGGGCGCGCTCGATAAAGCCGCCGAAACCAATCCGCTCTATAAGCTCAACCAGATGATCGGCCAACTGAAGAAGAGTTTCACGGACCTCTTTCAGGACGTTGCGCCGCTCCTAATCAAACTATTCCAGCAAGTCAATCTGGTGCTCGTATCCATCGAATTCGTAGCGCGCAAGGCGGGCGAAGCTTTCAAAGCACTGCCCGAGCCGCTCCAGGACGTAGCCGCCATCTTCGCCACCTGGGGCGGCATCGTGGTCACTATCATCACCGTGACTCGCGCCGTTCAGGGTTTGGTGGCTGCGGTGCGCGCGCTGGAGCTGGCCGAGATTGGGGCGTGGCTTTTTACGCCCGCTGGCTTGGCCATCATGACCGGCGCGGCTGCAACGATGGTGCTGTTCAACAAACAGCTCACCGCAGCGTTCACCAAAATTAAGGAAGCGGTTGGCCTGGGCGGCACCGACGAAAAGTACGACCCCAACAAGCTCAAGCGTCCCGATACCGAGGAGATCGAGAAACAGATCACCGAAGCCCAAAATTTGTGGAACGAAGCGGCGCGGCGACGCCAGGAAGCCGAAGGCGCGGCCATTGGTGGCATCAGCTACAAGTGGCAGCAGTATTTCGACAAGTTCAAGGACAATACGAAAGCCCTGGCGCTCGTGCAGAAGGGCTTTGAACTCGACA